AGAGCGTGACCAGCAAGCCGAGGGTAACGACAGGAACATTACTAGTGTTCGTATTCTTAAGAATAGGTTTACTGGAGAAACTGGTATTAGTTGTCGCCTTGAGTACAGCAAGGAAACAGGTCGTCTCAAGGAGATTGCTATTCCCGATTCAGAGATTGAAGTGCCAGAAGAGTTGGAATAACGTAGGTAAAACACAACATGAAAACACTTATATTTGATTTAGAATCAGATCACCTAGTCGAAAAGACCACCAAGATTCATTGTCTGGTAATTACAGATATGGATTCTGGTGCAACCACAAGGTACAACCAACAGCCTAACGGCAATTCTATTGAAGCTGGTATCAAAGAACTAGCTAGTGCCGACAGGATTATAGGACATAACATAATTGGGTTTGACCTGCTTGTTCTTAAGAAGCTTTATAGCTGGTTTGTACCGCCAAAGGTGATAGAGGATACTTTGGTATTGACTAGGCTCATTTGGCCCGACCTAAAGGAGAATGACTTCTCTAGGCTTAACGATGGGTTCCCTAAAGAGATGATTGGTTCCCACTCGCTCAAGGCTTGGGGTATTCGTATTGGATTGCAGAAGGGCGACTTCAAGGAGAACAACAGCTTTGAAGTCTGGACTCCAGCTATGGAGGATTACTGCGTACAAGATGTAGCTGTTACCTTGAAGCTCTACAGACTTATCCAGACCAAGAACCCATCTAAAGCTAGTGTCGAACTAGAGCATGAGTTTGCAAAGATAATGCAGAATCAAGAATCTTACGGCTTCAAGTTTGACCACGCCAAAGCTGAAGCTCTTTGTGCTTTACTTCAGAAGAAGAGGGCTGAGATCGAGGCGAATATGCAAGCGGTGTTTCCTCCAGATGAGGAAGAGATGAAGTCTAGCTTATGGGTAACACAAGACGGAAAAGAATGGACAACAAAGAAGTCAGCAGTACAGGCTGGTTACAAGGCAAAGGACATTGTTAAAGGTGGCAAGAAAAAGAAAATCATCCCATTCAACCCAGGAAGCAGAGACCAGATCGCAAACCGCTTTATCAAAAAAGGCTGGAAACCCCAAGAGTTTACACCAGATGGCAAACCCAAAGTTGACGAACAAGTGCTTACGGCTCTTGAAAGGATGGGATTTGCAGAGGCCAAGCCACTCCTAGAATACTTACTTGTATCAAAGCGACTAGGCCAGCTTGCAGAGGGCAACGAGGCTTGGATGAAGCTGGTTAAGGCTGATGGTCGTATGCACGGCAGGGTAATCACTAACGGAGCCGTCACGGGTCGTTGCACACACCGAGGGCCAAACATGGCTCAAGTACCAAGAGTAGGGTCAGCTTATGGTGAAGAGTGCCGTAGCCTCTTTGTAGCTACAAATGGTTTTAAACTAATTGGGGCAGATGCCAGCGGTATTGAGTTGCGTTGCTTGGCTCACTTCATGGCTCCTTATGACGGAGGTAGCTACGCCAAGGTGCTTCTCGAAGGAGACATCCACACAGCTAATCAACAAGCTTCTGGGTTGCCCACACGCAACGATGCCAAGACCTTTATCTACGCCTTCTTGTACGGAGCAGGGCCAGCCAAGATTGGTAGCATCATTAACAAAGGTGAGAGGGAAGGCCGTAAGATTATTGACCAGTTTCAAACCAAGCTTCCAGCCATTAAAAGGCTTAAGGATGCCGTTGAGTTGGCAGTAAACCAAAGGGGCTATTTGATTGGTTTGGATGGCAGACATCTACCCGTCCGTTCTGCTCACGCCTCTTTAAATGTACTTCTTCAGTCAGCAGGGGCTTTGATTATGAAAAGAGCTACAATCAACCTAGTAAAATCACTAGAAGCAAAGGGCTATGGTTTTGGTAAAGACTACGGAATTGTAGCCCACATTCACGATGAGTTACAAATTGAGGCAAAGTCTGGAATTGAGGAGTTAGTAGGAAATACAGCGGTGGCATCTATACGTCAAGCAGGGAGCGATTTTAAGTTCCGTTGCCCTCTTGACGGAGAGTTTAAAATCGGCTTTAATTGGGCAGAGACCCATTGAGTGAGACAACCTAATGAAATTGAACTTTCGTATCTTGCTGGTTACTTTGACGGAGAAGGCTGTATCCATGTTTCAAAAGTTGGAGCCAGAGTTATTTCTATTAAATCGTGTTACCCAAAAGTTGTTCAGAAATTTCATAAAATTTACGGAGGGTGGTGTAAAAAAATGCCTAACGTCTCTAAAAAGAAACAATGGAGGCATTTTTATAATTTTAGGGCATACGGAAATGATGCCCTCTATGTTGTCAACAGCTTATTCCCATTTTTGCGTGAGAAAAAAGAGCAAGCTCGATTGTTTATTAAATATAGCAACTCAAAAGATGCTCATACTAAAGCCCAATATGCTATCCAAATTAAAAGTTTAAAAAAAGTAAAATACTAGATTTATGAAAAACACAAAAAACACAATACTAATAGATGGTGATTGGCTTGCCTTCTGGCATACAATTACCAATGAATACCCCTGTGATTGGGGCAACGATATGTGGACTCTCCACGGAGATGTCAAAACAGCTACGCAGACCATTACTGCGTTTCTTGTAGAACTGAAGGAAGAGCTGAAGGCAGATAGTATCAAAGTAGCTCTGTCCGACAGCACCAACTGGAGAAAAAGGATTCTTCCTACCTACAAGGAAAGTCGTAAAAAAATAAGAAAGCCTCTTCTTTACCCAAGGGTTAGAGAGTGGCTGGTTGCAGAGTATAAGGCAGAGATGCAACCAACCCTAGAAGCAGATGATTTGCTGGGTATATGGGCTACTGAATTGAATGGTAAAGCTATTGTAGTTGGTGAAGATAAAGACTTTAAACAGCTCCCAGCAAAGCATTACAATCCCCACAAGGCTGAAGAAGGAGTAATTGAGGTATCCAAGGAGCAAGCCGATTGGTGGCATCTATTCCAAGCCCTTACGGGTGACCAAACAGACGGCTACACAGGGCTGGTAGGCTGTGGCCCAAAGACCGCAGAAAAGATACTTGGGCCTGTTGGCTCTAAAGGGCTATGGGACAAAGTGCTTAAGGCTTACGCCAAAGAAGGAGTTCCAGAATCAGAAGCCTTAGTACAAGCTAGGGTTTCCCGTATCTTGAGAAAAGGTGAATACAAAAACAATGAGGTAATACTATGGCAACCTTAAGCGTATACATAAGCGGAGCCATGACGGGCCTACCAAATCACAACTACCCTGCGTTTCACGCTAAAGCTACTGAATTAAGAGCTAAAGGGTACATAGTTCGCAACCCAGCAGAAAACTTTGATGGAGATATTACACTTCCAAGGTTTATGTATCTAAAAGAAGATATTAAAAATCTTTTAAACTCTGATCGTATTGTATTTCTTCCTGGGTTTGAGAAAAGTGCTGGGGCTTTACTAGAAGCTTTGGTTGCACGGGAATGTAATATATTGACATTAGAGGAAAACGAATGAATGAAGTAGTAGTTAAAGACTCTGGTAAACGACAAAACTTTGATACGGGTTCTGTAAGAGATACAAACGAAAATAAAGGCAGGTTTGACCTACTTCCTCCTTACGCTTTGTTTATGTGGGCTAGGCAACTTGAAGAAGGAGCTAAGAAATATGCTTCTCGCAACTGGGAAAAAGGCCAGCCGTTAAGTCGTTATGCTGACTCTGCGTTGCGTCATTTAACAAAACATCTTGCTGGTATGCGAGACGAAAGGCATGATGTAGCTTGTCTTTGGAATATTGGAGCGATGATAGAGACAAAACATAGAATTGACAAAGGCTTGTTGCCAAAGGAGTTGGATGACTTGCCAAAGGAGGATTATGGCTGGCTATAAAATTATTAGTAAAAGTGAAAAAAATGTTGACGAATTTCCAAAAGTACCTAAGACTTTACTAGATGTGTTGCACCAAATGGTTCCCGAAAGATGTCCAGATTCTAGTGAATCTGATCGGGATATTTGGATTTATAGTGGTCAGCGTCAAATTGTAAGATTTTTACAATCAAAATTTGACGATCAACAGGAAATAGGGAGATAAATTTATGTGTATGGGAGGAGGAGGAGGAAGTTATAGAGCACCAGTTATACCGCCACCCCCACCCCCACCTCCACCGCCCCCTGCTCCTGTGCAGTTAGCTAAAGAAATTATGCCTTCTGAATCTTCGAGAGCTTCACAAAGACAGGACTATCGTAGAAGGGGTCGTGGAGCTTTGGTAATTTCAAACCAACAAGAAGATTTAAGTGGAGTAAACGTCCCTAGCTAAAGGAAATATAAAAATGACTGAATACGAAGCTTTAGGTCAATATGGTGCTGAATTTATCAGCAATACAACTTCTGCAACAGGCAGAAACTATTGTGCTATTACGATGCTAGAAGATACCACATTCACCACCTTAACGTCATCTAACTGGTCTGCTGGGACTTCTGGAAGCTCCCAAGTCACCTCTGTAACTTACCCCAAAGGTCTTACTATTTTTGGAACCTTTACGGCAGTAACTTTAGCTACTGGAAAGATTATTGCTTACAAGGGTTTTAGTGTCTAATAAAAAGGCTATTATTGCCTTATTTTTAGGGTTGCTCTTAACTTCTTGCTCTGATAAAACATCACAGAGCGATGAAGAATACACAAAATATCCAGATGTTCCATTGTTTTATGCAAGCGACCCAAATTACGGGAAGTTTTAATTTATGGCTACTTTAAGCTTAAGTCTAGGATTAGGGTCTAATTATGTAAGCGGTTCTTCGGTTACTGCCATGCCTACTGATGCCATATCCCTCTGGCTCAAGGCCGATGCTGGTGTTCAGACTGAATCTTATTCATATAAATCCAATATAGCTTTGAGTAGTGCAGGGCAAACCACAATTAATGGTAACTACTCCCCTTCTTCAATACCTGCACTAAACAACGATTATACATTAGATGGGCCTAATAATAATAGAATCCAAGTAAGACCAAATTTATCGCCAGTATATAGATTATATAATGTAAACAATTTCGTTAATGGTGGCCCAACTTACTATGATTTTACTTCTTCCAACGGAACAACTTGGTCTGCTGGAGACGGAAAAAGACCAGTATCAATTACAATTTCTGGATTAACTGGAGCGTCAGCAATAGCGAATCAAACTTATAATACATTTGAGGGAAGTGTTGACGAAGGAGCTACACAATGGTATAGTTATAGCTCAAATTACCCGACTACTGGAAATGGGGGTGTTTTAATAGTTTACCAAAATGGCACTTGTAATCTATTTAGTATTAATGTATCGGGCACCGAGCAAATTACTAATAAGGTCGCTACTGGCTCAAATTGGGGGATTGGTTCATTTACTATTGTTAGCCCTGGAACTGGTTCTCCAGTAGGTTCTGGTACAATATATCCAACAGGAGGAGTCCCAACAGGTGTGGTTACAACTTCAAACGCCAACACAGATAAGGTGACCTCATGGGTAGATCAAAGTTCAAATGGATTTAATGCTACTGGTATTAATAATCCTATTTTAGAAAGTGATCAAAAAAATGGCAAACCAGCTATTAAAATATCAAGTTTTGAGGATAACGGAGACGGATATGACATAGTAAACAGGGCTTTTAACTTAGGAAATAGGCCATCAATTATGGGTGCTACAGGTACAACAGCGTTTGCTGTTCTTTATGTGGATAATGTTTGTAATTTTTCAGATGCTAACGGCCCTATTTTTGGAAATTTTGGAACTACTGGAGAGGGAGGTCACTATCCTTACGGCCAGAATTGCTCTGTTTATGATTCTTTTGCCACGGAAAACAGAAAAGGGCCACTTACTACTTCAATAAATATTGCAAATGCGTGGAGTTTGTATTCCGTTGTCAGCACGACAAATGATTGGAGAGCCTATATTAATGGTCAGCTAATACACTCCAACAACACAAATATTTATAGCAACGCAGTAAGAGACGCAAATCTTGTTATTGGCTATCATAATCAAAATGGAGACCACTATTTAAAGGGCAAAATTGCTGAAATTCTAGTTTACAGCCGAGTGCTTACAACGCTAGAAAGACAAGCTGTGCAAACCTATCTTAATACTAAATACGCTATTTACTAATGAAAACAGGAAAATCTTTATATTCTGAATTGGAGTTGGCTCGTAGCACTTACCTAGATCGTGCTAGGGATTGCTCTGAGTTGACTATTCCTACTTTAGTTCCCCCCTCTGGTCATGGTTCTTCTACAGAGTACAGCACCCCGTTTCAAGGCATTGGGGCTAGAGGAGTCAACAACTTGGCTAGTAAGCTTCTTTTAGCCCTGCTCCCGCCTAACCAGCCCTTCTTTAAATTCTCTATTGATGAGTTTAAGTTTAAAAAGCTCCAAGGCGACCAGACTCTTAAAGCAGAAATGGAGAAAGCTTTGGCTGGCGTTGAGAAAGCCATTATGACTGACATTGAAACCTCTGCTGTCCGTGTGGCTACCTTTGAAGCTTTAAGGCATCTTCTAGTCGGCGGTAACTGCTTGCTGTATCTTCCTGCTTCTGGCGGGTTGCGTGTATTCCGACTAGAGAACTATGTTGTTAAACGTGATTCATTCGGTAATGTTTTGGACATTGTTACCCGTGAGAAGCTGTCTGTTACGGCTCTACCAGAAGAAGCAAGGAGCATTGTTGCTAAAAGCGACTCCAACGAGCCAAACATTGAGTTGTTTACCTGTATTCACCGCAAAAATGACAAGTGGTATGTGTATCAAACAATTAAAGATGCAATTATTCCAGGGTCTGAAGGGGAATACGACTTAGACAAGCTACCTTGGATTCCTTTGCGGTTTATACGGGTCGATGGTGAAGATTATGGCCGAGGCTTTGTAGAGGAGTACTTGGGCGATTTAAGGTCGCTTGAAGCCCTTACCCAATCGGTTGTAGAGGCTTCTTCTGCTTCGGCTAAAGTTGTATTTTTGGTGCGTCCTAATGGAGTAACTAATAAGAAGATGCTGGCCGAGGCTCGTAACGGAGCAATTATTACGGGTGACAGGAATGACGTATCTTGCTTGCAGGTAGAGAAACAAGCAGACCTTCGTATTGCTCAAAGCGTAATGGAAGCTATTACCTTGCGTCTAGGATACGCCTTCCTACTTAATGCTTCTGCTGTCCGTAATGCAGAGCGTGTAACTGCTGAAGAAATTCGTTATCTTTCCAATGAGATTGAAACAGCCCTTGGCGGTGCTTACAGCGTCCTTTCCCAAGAGTTTCAGCTACCCTTGGTTTCACGAATTATGGATAGGATGCAACGACAGAACAGGCTTCCTAAGATCGACAATAAGATCATTAGACCAGT